TAATGACGGGCAGCACCTTTTTGATGATTTCCAAAACGACCGGGAGGAGCTGCCGTAGCAGGTTTATAATAATCGGCAGTACCGCCTTTATAACTTCCATGACGACGGGCAGCAGTTTCTTTATCAGGTCAATTATGACCGGCAGGATCATTTTGACAATATCCACCAAAAAGGGGATGAGCTCTTTTACAACGTCGATCAGGAACGGGATGATCGTTTTCGCTATCTCGATTAAAAACGGCAGTATTTCCTTTAAGACGCCCAAAAGCAAGCCGCCGATGGTTCGCCCCATTTCAAGCAGGAACGGCAGCAGCCCTTTTACCGCGTCAAGTATCTCGCGTATCGTGTCGCGCACCATGTCGCCGTCAATGCCGAACTTTTCAAACAAGGCCCCCATGAGGGAGTCCTCGCCGTTCATAAACTTTACCAAGTCCTCGATCAGCAGGGCGATGAGTATAATAACGGCGACTATCGCCATCATTTTCAAAGCGGGGCCTTTCAACGCCACGCCGAGGGCTTTGACAAAGGCGATGATTTTACCCGCGTTCAACGCTATAAAGATCGCACCGGCGGCGATGGCGAGTAGTTTCAGCAGTTTGTCAACGCCGCCGATCCTGTTACCGAGTTTGATAAACCCGTCCGTAACCCGCCGCACCGCTTTCATTGCGGCGTTCATGCTTTTTATGACAAACTGCGTTAATTTCTTAGTTATGCCGTAGGTTTCGTCGATCTGCTTTTTCCAAGTGTTCCACTCGTCTTTGATCCCGCCTATGGCCTCTTGTATTTCCTCGTTTTCGTCAATGAACTTTTTGGCAGCTTTTATCGCCGCGACAAAAGAAAACCCGATGCCTATTGCGCCGAGTAGCTTCTTTGCGGTCTTTTGCAGTTTTTTCATGCTGCCCACGGCAGCCTTTTCGGACGCCGCGTCCACTTCATACCCGACCGGGTTCTTTTCCAACGGCTCGGCGTTCTCTTTCAGCCCGTCCGCGCTGTCACGCGCAGCGTCCTCGGAGGCGGTATCGACGTCATAACCGACGCGGTTTTCCGCGAGCTTTTCCGCGTTTTCCGCGATGTGATCCACGCTGTCCATGACGGTCTGCTCGGATGCCTTGTCGGTTTCAAACTTGACGCCGACCGCTGATAGGGCATCGGAGGCGGCAGTCTTGAGTGAGCCTACAGCTTTATTCACTTTGTCCTCGGATGCTTTGTCTATCTCAAAGCCAAAAGCAATCGCAATGTCCCGTATCGTCAAGCCTACCGCCTCCCTTTCCCTTTGTTCATTTTGGTTTTTAGTTCGTCGGCGTGTCCCGCCTCGATGTCCTGCGTCATACGCCACAGGGCGTACAGTTTAAGAGCCTCGTCGAGTGTGTAGGAGTCCTCAAGTTCGGACTTGCTGGCGAGTTTCATACCGATCAGGATGTACATACGGAGCTCCAGCTCCGAAAACTGCGTGACGTCAAGCGTCCCGAACTTTTTATACTCGGCTATGCCTTCTCCAGAAATGCGTTTAGTACGCTTCCAAATTGGCCGCCGAGTTTCTTGAAAAAACCCGAATAGTTGGCCTTTATCACGTCGAACGCGAGGATGAACATATCCTGCGTGTCACCGCAGAACAGCTCGTCGGCCAAGTCCTCGGTCAAGGTCTGCGCGTCGCTTTCCCCGTCAAGCTGGACGGAAATATTCTTGTGGAGGATCAACAGCTTTTTAAGCAAGTCCTCCAGTTTGTCGCCGGATATGCCCGACAATGCGTTTGCAAGGTGCGGGGCGGCTTTCTCGGCGTCTATGTCGCCGAGGTTGATCTCGTCCCCACTGATTTCCGCGCCCGCCACAATGGGGGCGACGCCCGCGAGTATCGGCGTCAGCAGCCCCATGATCTCGCAGCTCATGTTCGCGGACTTGAACGCCCCGAACGGGCGAATAAAAAAGCGGTTGCCTCCCAGCTCCCGCTCTTGCTTTACATCAAACCGTTTCATTAGCTTTCACCCTCCCATGTCGCCGCGCCTGTTGCGATCTCGATTTCGCGGTCGGTGTCGCCTTTGCCGAACTCGCGGCTCGGAGTGTTCACGATCCACGCGTCGTTTGCGGCGAAAAGCAGGCCGCCTTTGAGGTCTTTAACCAACACGGGGAACGTTTCGCCTGTTTCTTTGAACCTGCCGTACATTCGTTGAGCGAACGCCACAGTCGGCGACGTCTGCAACAGGGTCAGCGTGACCGTCGCGGTGTCGTCGGGATCAACCGAGGCGACGACCTCGCCGTCCGAGCCGACCTTTTTTGTCGTGCCTTCGCCGTGGGGTTCAATGTTTACGAAAGAGCCGTCAGAATAGCCCGTGACGGCGTGTGTACCCAGCGAGATGAGTACCTTTTTCGGGTCATACGTTTTAACCATTATTTACTCCTCCCCCTTAATATGTGAGCGTCCCGTCGATACGGATAACATGGATCGCGTCCGCCAGCCGCGCCGTGAAAACGCAGTCCTGCAATACGCGGGACGCTTTTTGCGAGGCGGTCAGGCTCATGGAGTTCGGCACCGATACCGTAAAGCCGGGGACAAGGTTTCCGTCCTCGTCAAACTCGCTCGGCGCGACGATGCCGCGCTGCTGCGCCGTTTTCAGGCTTGCGATCATTTGTGCCTCCACCAGCGCGATGCCGGGGTTCGTATACGGGATTTTCGGGTTCATTAGCAGCAGGTTATAAAGCCTGATCTGCATATCGTTCTGTAACCAGTCGCGCCCGCGTATGACGTCGATCCATTCACCGGCGCGGACTTGCCCGTTCATGGATATATTGCGTCCGGCGTATTGCGCGAAAAAGTTACTGTGTCCTTCCGTCAGCGACTTTTTAAGCGTCGAGCTGAGGATTGACGGATAAACCCCCGCCAGCGGCATGAACGCCCACGTTTCGCTCCCTGCGGGGTATGCGAGGGCTTTTGCCACAATAGCGCAGTGCAGGTATGCGTTCGCGTCCGGGACGTCCTGCGGCAGATCGTAGTCGTGAACGAGCCCGCACCAGCCGTGCGAGCGGTAGAATACGTCGCCCACGGGGTCGGTCTGTGACAGGAACGTATACCCGAAAAGTTTGATCTGCGCCTCCGTCCATTCCGCGATCTGTTCAAACTGTGACGAGTCGATGCCCGCCGGACATACGACGTACCAGCCCGTAGTATCGAGCGCGGCGTCAAGTGTTTCGATGGGCGTTAGCATTTGCGGGGTCGTGAAGTTCTCAGCCGTGCCGGGGGTGAACGTACCGGCTGAGTCGTCGTAGGTGACGGTCAGCGTGAGTTCCGTTGTCCTGATACCGGCGGTTCCCGTAAACGTCACTTGATACACGCCGGAAAACTCCGACGTCGGAATGTTCATCTGATCGGCTTGCGGGTTTGGCGACGTGCCGAGACAGACCTGCACAAGTGCCTCGCGGTTCATTGTCGTCGGGAGCGATGCCCCGAATACGACCACGCCGTCCTTTTCGATTTCCATTTGCATGACGTTGACGGCTTGCCGCGAATATACAACCTGCAACCACGGCAGATCGTCCGGGAGCGGCGCGTCGGGGTCTGCGCCCACCGCGTCTGTCAGGTAGTTGTCCTCCGTGATAATTTTGATCGCCGTCGTGGTGCCGTCCTCTTCCATCGGCACGGACACGGGGGGCGTCGCCTCCTGCATCGCCGCGATATAGATGCGCGACGGTTTGGGGTTCTGCGAAAACGCGATCCGCGCCGCGATACCCACCGGGTCAGCGGCTTCACCTATGGCGACGTACCCCGCGCCGGTCACTTCGGACAGGTCAGAGTACGCGCCGACAACGGGTAGCGGTTGCGGCGGCGTCAAAGCCGGTACGGGGCCGACGATGAGCAGGTTATCAAAACTCGCGCTGTCTACCGCCGGTTGCGCTATGTCAATGTTGACGGTGACAATATCGTTTAAGTTATTGCTCATGGTGTGCTTTCCTCCTTACGGTTTTAATAGTTCAGTTTCTACTTGCTCAAACCAGCCTGTGGTTTGCCCTGCAAGTTCGGGGGTTCGACCGCCGGATGGCGTCGCCGTAAATGGTAAAATCGGCTCGCCTTCGTCGTCCAGCGGGAGTCTGATCGGGTTGCCTTCGTCGTCCGTCAGCTTGTTCCCTTGCGGGTCGAGGGCGTAACCCTCGGCATCGTATCGGGGGCTGCCGTTTTCGTGGTAGTGCATCCCGTTTTCGTACATTGTGCCGGTGAACCCGACCGCGCTTTGCGTAAACCCGACCTCAAGCTCCACCATCGCCCGGTAGTCCCACGAGGTATCGTTTACCAATTCCGTGAGGTCGGTGACTTCATTGCACAGGAGCGATATGTCGTGCCGTCCGCTCCAGTCGTCGGTATAAGCCGAGCCCAAAAAGTTCAGAAAATCGGTCAGGTCGTTTACTGCGGTGTTTTCATACGCCGCCGCGATGCCGGGTTCCGTGCTTGTCGGTGCGCCTTTGGTGTAAAGGTCAATCTGTAAAGTCGTCTGCGACGGGTACGAGTTGACCGCGACGCCCTCCACGCTTTGGGTGATGGGGTGATAATGCCGGACGACGGCTCCCATATTCAGCACCACCTGCGGGACGTTCGGGCTGACCGCTTTGACCTTGCCCCATGTTATGGTCGCGCCCCCAAAGTAAAAGCGCACAAGGTCGTACAGCCGTTGTTTCAGTTCGTTTTGCGTCATGGGCCACCTCCTCCGGGATCGGGGTCAGGTTCGGGCGGCGGGTCTGTCGGGGGTGCCATCTGATCGCGCTGCGGTAAAATAATAAAGTCTGAGCGGTAATGACTGAGCAGGGTGTGATCCCACATAACCGACGACGTACACTCGAACCACCGCCCGTTGTAAAACAGCCGGTCGCCCGGTATGCCCTCAAACTCGTCAGCCGACGCCAGCTTGTCACCGCCGAACGTCTTGATCCGTTTGACGGTGCGGTCGCCCTCCGGCAACGCCATGAGCTCGTCGGGGGTCAGGGGTTGAACGTCGAGCCGCATTGTCGTGTCGCTGTACGGTGCCGCAGCGTACCCGTTCTCGACGGTCTGCGCCGCGTAGTGCCGGACGGTGTACGACTTTTTGAATAAACCTATAAACACGCTCAATCATCCCCTTTCGCCTCAATGACATAATGAACAGACTGGCGCATACTCCCGGTGTCAATGAGCGGCACATCTGATCCCTTTTTGGCAATGGTGCGCGGCGCGTTCGCCGCAAACCCACCGCCTTTGATTTCCCGCTGCACAAGCCCCACCTGCATCGCGCCGATTTCCTGTAATGCTCGTTCTGCGGTTATTTCGCCTTTGACTAACCGCTCAACTTGTCCTTTTACCGCATGGGATATGTGGGCCTTGTTCTTATCCACGCTTTGACGCAGGAACGGGCGAGGCGGTGAGTGCGTCGTGCCAAACTCATTGAACGCCGCAACCTCCGCAACAGTCAGTCCGTCGCCGTAATCCCGTGCCTCAACGCCCTCGTGCTTTTGTCCGTAGCCACTGCCGCCGCTGGTAAAGCCGACGCGGACTTGTAGCTTTTGGAGTTCAGCCAGTTCAGCAAAGAGCTTTTTGCCATCCGTCGTTATTTTGTCGTGGCCTTTTTTAGCCATTTCCACACCTCTTTTCAATAATACTGAGGACGGCGGCGTTGCCTGTTCAAGCAGTCATGCCGCCGCCCTCTCAATCATGTTATTCGGCATCATCCGATGTTCGCTGCCCCGGAACGCCTCCGTAATGACTAAAAAGCGATTGCATCCGCTCCGCCGTCGTCCGACGATCGACGTGTCCACCGCGCATGGTCGTCTGCGGGAGACTGGCTTTGCTGCTTTCCGCTTCTTCTTTTGTTCGTGGACGCCCTGTATAAGTTTGGTTGTATTGATTGCGCCAATACTCCGAGCGTTCCAGAACGTGGGCGCGTACCTTTTCCGGTGTGTCGCGCCCTGCCTCAATGTCAAGCGGTGTAGGTTCGTAGCTCATTCTGTGCCTCCTCCGTCAATCATGCGCTGCCGAGCTGCGGCCGCCCCGGTCAGCTTGCCGTTTTGCGGGGATCCTTTGGCATACGGAC